GCCGCGCCACTGGGGCCAGACGCCGTAGCCGCGCCCCTGGTGCCCGACGCCGTAGCCGCGCCACTGGGGCCAGACGCCGTAGCCGCGCCACTGTCGCCAGACGCCGTAGCCGCGCCACTGGGGCCAGACGCCGTAGCCGCGCCGTTTTTTACATCAGAAAATGCAGGCGATTTAGGGTCAACTGGCAAGCATCGGCTAGTTGTGTATTCGATTGCTGCCTTGATCAGTCCAGCGAGATTGATTTCCGCCGAAACGGTAATGCTACGGCTCGCTACTTTCGTATCTTCTTCGTGGCGGGATAGATCGCCGTGCTGCTGTACGATGGCAAACCGACTTGTGTTAGGAGGGTAGTAGCGCAAAACGTCAAGAGGATGTTCACATGCATGGAACCCACCAGTGCATGCTTTGACTTCTCCTTCGTGCTTATATTCCTTGCCTACCTCGAACTGAAAACCACGACACCGCATGTTTTGGTCGAAGCCTTTATAGGTAGTGATGACTTCAGGTGGTTGTACCTTTTTCTTTGCCACGTTCGTCTCCGTGTTGCGTTGTGATGTCATCACTATACGCGTATGCGAATAGATGTCAAGCGCGCGCGCTGGGATTTTTGGACTGTTGCATGGCCGCCTCAGTTACGAAACAGTTAGCTATAATGTGGCGATAACGCTTAGCGTCAGCTTCAAGCTCGGCAATGCGACGATCCTTGGCCTTCAGCTCCAGGTTGAACGCTTGCGCCTCACAGAAGCGTGCACACGGCGCAGGATGCTTGCCTTCGGATTGCGCTACGGATCGGTCGCTATACTGGTATCGTTGCATTTCTGCGTCAATCGCCGCATCGCACTGATCTGCGCTCATTTGCCATTGGCTTTGAAAGGTTCGCCACGTTGCCGATCCTGTATCGCGTAGCCAGCGATAGCGCTTGGCGTTTGCTTCAAGTTCACCAGAATTTATCTGGTTCATGTACAGATCAAGAATCTGGTTTCCAATTACCATCAACTCTGCGTGCGCTTCTTCTATCTTTGCGACATCTGCATCGACGGCGGCATGTGCATGTGTCCTGTATCCTTCCAGCCGAACGTGCACTTCACGGGCTTTTTCTTGCGCCAAGTCATGCGCAATATCCAGCGCCTCGCGTATCAATTCAAGATTCATTTGACTAAAAACCTCCGCGATCCTGCTTGCGATTTGAGATAAGCGGCATACACATTCGGCCGCTCCAGCTTGAGTCGGTCCACATCCAGCTTTTCGGAATCCTTGGCCTTCTTCCATGTAGCCATGATGCGACCCTTATAGGTCAGCTCGGACGATTCCGCCATGTAACGCTCGATGCGGTCTTGCAGTTCTTCCTTGGCTTCTTTGGCGATTTTTTCCTGCAATGCAAAATTTTGCCGTTCAACGACCAAAGACGCGATGTCATCGCTGGCCTCGATGCTGCTGCCGTTATCCTGGCGGTAAATCAGCCGCGCATCGCCCAGCTTGACCGGATCTGGCAAGCGGCCTTGCTGTACGCGATGCCATACTTCACCGCATTCATTCACCATGCGTTCAATTAGCGTGGCATGACGCATAACGACGAAGGTTTCAATCTCGACCGTTCCCTTGGTCAAGAACTGCGTAAGGTTGCGCTCATGCACCCAACACACGGGAATATCAGCTTGCGGTGAACCATAAATAGCCATCTGCGCCATGCATTGCCATAGCCTCGCCAGCGGTACTTCATCCGTGCCGGGCTCACCCCAATCTCCGCGATTGAAGACGCTATATGCTTTGGCCTCGACCACGATATTAGCGAACGGTTCTAGAGCGTCTAGATGGCATCCAAGCCAACTATGTTGCGGATGGAAAGCCGTATCAAGCGACCGCATCAGCCTGATGGTTCCCATCGCCTCATACGCATCTAGCACTGGCCCCTCTAGAACATTCCCCAACTGCACGCTAGGCATATCGTCCAAATCCATCGGCTCACGCTCACCCATCTTCTCAAGCGCGACCTCGACACCGTAACCGGTCATGATGCGCGCGACGTCAGAGGCGAAGATGCCATTGGCGCGGCGTTGGCGTTGCTGTTCGGTAATCATATCGCCTCGCTCTCGTTGATATAAAAAAACACGCGCCGTTCGCACACCGGACATTCTGCGTCTCCAAGATAACCATCCCTTGGATCGTGCGTGATATTAAGTTCATGCTGATGCGCCTGAAGTATTGAGCCGCAATTAGTGCACGTGCCGTCCCATATGCGATCTTCTGGACGCTTACCTTGTTTGATAATTTTCATTCGCCATATCCAATGCGATGAAATTCCTTGTCATCTACATACGAGGCACGGATACGCGCAGAAAGTGTCAGCGCAGCCTCTAATTTATAATCAGATGCGCCAATATTTTTTGATTCGCCATTAGGTCCATAACAAAATCCAAGAGGAATTTTGCTTAATTCAGTTGCATAGGCATCGCATAAATCTGCGCATTCTTCATAAATGGTAATTACAAATACGCGGAACCCTTCATCGTGAGGTACATCAATTCCGCATTTAGAAGCAAATTTTCGAAGTTCTGCTTCTTTTTCTGGAGTAATGTTCATTTTCTATCAGGCTCCTTGTGCCGGCACCCAAAGCATTTGCTATCCGCAAGCTTCTGGTCATATCGGCAATCCGTTGACATTACATGATTCCATCGCGGCGCACCGTGGCTGTGAACCACGGTGCGCTTGATGATGCGGTTGTGGCAGGCGTACTTAGACGCATTCACTGCACAGTTCCTTTGTGGGCATCCTCAGGCATTCCGTATTAATCGAATCACCGCAGAAAACCTCGCGGAACTTGGCGGCTTGAGCATCCCAGGCAGCAGCACTGGCAGCATCCCAGGCAGCAGCACTGGCAGCAGCACTGGCAGCAGCACCGGCAGCAGCACCGGCAGCAGCCCTGGCAGCAGCACCGGCAGCAGCACTGGCAGCAGCACTGGCAGCAGCACTGGCAGCAGCACTGGCAGCAGCCCTGGCAGCAGCACTGGCAGCAGCACTGGCAGCAGCACTGGCAGCAGCACTGGCAGCAGCCAATTCCTCATCAGTCTCTTCGCCATTTGCATGCCGCTCAGCAACATCAAGCGCATCCAGGCTTCGCTGATCGGTCATCAAGTGCTGCACTTGGCGTGCGCACCAAACGCCGAATAGGCGCTCAGCACGCACAAGCTCACGCGTCTGTTCGCAGGCACGAAGAGACCACAACGCATCGTCGATGCCGTTGCTATCCAGAATCACGCCCAGCGCGATAGGGTCTTTGTGTGCGAAACGGATATGTGTATCACGGGCGTTGTCTTGGTCCGTGAACGGCTTTCCTTGCAGATGGCGCACAAGCTTGTTGTAGCCTTCAACGCAAGCTTCGTTTGCGCGCAAAGCCTTGAGTGTCGTTGTAATCAATGTCGTCTCCGTTGGTTATGCAAGATTTATTTAAAAGTGCTCATCGCACGTTTCTTCGCGCCAGCCGTCTAGACGTTCGATACGCGTCTGACAAGTAGCAAGCGCCGCATCTTCTATCTGCGGGAACAGCTCATCGCTCTCAAGCATGAACCCAGCAGGCCAGCGCTCGATTTGACCCTTACGCGATACGATGGCTGTGAGCCAGTTGATTTCTATCATAGGGTCTTCGCTGGGCCAGCCTGGATCGCCGTTCGTCATGGTCATGACCGCTGCGTAGCCAGGCACGTAATCTACCTCTGCCTCGAAGTCCATGCCGCATGCGTGGAAGGTGATGATCATGACTTTACCTCTTCTCCATTTAACAGAGCCATCAGGTCGGCGACACGCCACGCGAGACGACCGTTTATGCGAATAGGACGAATCGGGCCGTTCTCAAGACAGGCCCATTTGCGCAGGGTTTGAGGCGCGCGATTGATGACGGCGGCGGCTTCATTGGTCGGTAATACCACCGGTAGGTCGGCTGCGTTAAGTGGCTTTTTGAGGTCGATAAGTATCATGGGCGTCTCCGTTGTTGATGTTGTCATCATATGCAAGCGTGCATAAAAACGCAAGATAAATTTGCTCATGCTGTGCAAATGATGCAGAAAGTTAGTCATCAACGATGATGTTTTGCATAGGCGGAACGGATCATTCCATATATGGAACAACAGCTTGTCTATTGTTCATTGCAGGGCAGACGAACCGTTTACGCACTGTTGCCGGAAGAATATAAAATCTGCGCACCACGAAATGCTTGCAAAATAATGCAGACGTGCATATGATGAAATCACTTCACGAGGCAATCCACATGACACCTACAGTACGACGCATCCTGACGCGCATTCGCAAGAGTGGCTTGAACCAAAGCGAACTAGCGGCAGGATCGGGAATTGCTCAGTCCACGATTAGCCGCATCATCGCCATGGAAGTCACGCCAGGCGCGGCGACGGCTGATGCGATAGAAAAGTTCCTAGATCAACATGAAAGCCAGTTCAAGCGCCGCTTGCGCATCGTTGAAGCAGAATCCAACGGCACATCCGGGCGTTGAGCATGCATTACTACAAGCGTCATCTCGGAGACTATGCAAAAAAAGCGGGCCGCTTGTCGATGCTTGAGCACGGAGCGTACACGCTCCTTATCGATGCGTGCTATGACCGTGAACGCTTCCCTACGAAAGCTGAGGCAATTAAATGGGCCTGGGCTAGAACACCCGAGGAAGTTGCCGCAGTAGAGTTCATTCTTGAACATTTCTTTGACTTCGATGGCGAAGTGTATAAGCAAGCTCGAATAGAAGAAGAAATCGCAAACTTTCACGAAAAAAGCATTAAAAACAAGAAGATAGCTAATGACCGCGAAGAGAAGCGCCGAAATGACAGAGCACGAAGCGTGCACGAAGCGTCGAGCGTCGTGCACGAACCGCCACCTAACCATAAACCATTAACCATTAACCATATATCTTCTACTGACGTAGAAGATAGTCGCGCAAAGCGCTCCAAGACTATTTCCGTAAGTGACTTGAAAGCTTTAGACGTGCTTGAGCAGCATGCCAATGATTGGCTGGCAGTACGTAAGCAGAAGCGTATGCCGCTTACACAGACAGCACTTGACGGTATTGCGGCAGAAGCAAAACGTGCTGGCTTATCCCTTGCCGTGGCGATCAAGATCAGCGCAGAGCGCGGATGGGCATCATTCAAGGCTGATTGGTTGCACAATGATGCACAAAAGCAGAATGGAAATCGCGTCGATTACATGGAAGGCACGCGCGCTGTGCACAACACTATACGAGCATTTGGACAACTAGGAGACGACGGCAATGGACGGTTTGAAACCGCTTCTACCACACTCTTGGGCAGCTAAGATTTTTGAGCGACTGACTGCGACCTATGGACGTGAATTTGAGGGAAAGTTCAAATCCGGCGAGCTGATCGATACGCCAGCAGGCAAGCTTGACAAGGGAATCGCTTTGGCTATGCAGGCCTGGCGCGAAGAACTTGGCGGATTCGTTGATATGGGCGAAGACGGCAAACAGACCGACAAGAACGGATCTATAGCCTATGCGCTGGCTAACCTGCCAGAGAGCGCGCCTAATCTGATTGAGTTCCGCAATATGTGCCGCAATGCTCCTGCGCCAGTCTTCAAGGCTATCCCGCACAAGTTGACCGAACAGCAGCGCGAGGCGAATCAGGTACGCATCCGCGAAATTGCAGGCGGCATCGGACAAGCTTTTCATCGACGTACAAGTCGCGTTTCGCCACATTGGGCGAAGACGGCTGAGAATTTCGAGTTGTGGCCGTATATCACGCACAAATATTGCCTGGAAGCTTATGCTTACGTTGGCGAGGTTCCGCCTCTTCGGTTTCTTCTGTTCGCGATGGGCAATAGCTTAAAGCGCTATTTGACGGATGATGCAATTGCGCACGCCGAGGCAGCGCATGGATAACAAAGTCGCCGACGAAAACGGGTTCCTTCTCGGCCCATATACGTGGCGTCAGCTGAAAGATAAACCTGAATTCGCCGATTTAAACCGGCGAAAGGCGCGAGTGCAGTGCGAATTGGGGCGCTTAGTGCGCGTATTGGAGCGTCGGTCATTCCGGCGCGTTGTGGCGTGGTACATCCATGCGATGGAAGGGGAGTTGCTGTGAAGTGCATAGAATGCACCCGCTTTAATCTGCGCACGGCAGGACAGATGGCAAAGCACGGATTCGGGCATTGTGACTTGAAGCGTACCAAGTCAATGTTCGTTAGCTCGACGTGGGAACGCGAATGCGACAAGTACGACCCGGCGAAAGCAGATGTTGCGCAGAAACGCCATGATTGGCTTAGCGCGCAAACAGCCGTGGTAAAAGTTGACCAAGCTGACATGTTTGCATACGATAACGCTTCCAGCTAACCCGACGGGGGACAGCGCAGAAACCCTACTGCGTTGCTGGAATTCTTAACAGGGTTACGATTGAAAGGGAATTCGTGAAGTACGAAGATTTCGTGCGCAATAAGCGCCGCTCAGAAGTAGCAACCGGACACAATCCGTCCACAGTCAATCTACACGCTTTCGATTTCCAGCAAGCCATCATCAGATGGGCTGTGCGACGTGGCCGCGCAGCAATCTTTGCCGACACGGGACTTGGCAAGTCAATCATGCAGCTTTCTTGGGCTGATGAAGTGCAGCGCCATTCTGGCGGCAAAGTGTTGATCCTTGCTCCTCTCGCCGTGTCCGAACAAACGATCAACGAAGGCGCGAAGTTCGGCATCACTGTGCAGCGCGTGCCACACGGCGAGCATCCCGCCGAGCCTGGCGTGTGGATCACGAACTATGAGCGCATGGACGCCATCGATTTTACCGACCTGCACGGGCTTGTGCTGGATGAGTCAAGCATCCTGAAGTCGCATGATGGTAAGACGCGCCAGCGCATAATTGATTCTGCGCAATCCATTCCATACCGACTTAGCTGCACGGCCACGCCATCGCCGAACGATTACGAGGAGTTGGGCAATCAGGCCGAATTCCTCGGCGTGATGACGCGCACGGAAATGCTAGCTACCTACTTCGTCAACGATACGGGTGATACTGGCACTTGGCGCTTGAAAGGGTGGGGCGCTTCCAAATTTTGGGAATGGATGGGAACATGGGCTGTCGTGCTGCGCGACCCATCTGACATCGGCTTTGATGGCTCTCGCTACAACCTGCCGCCAGTCGATTACCGCGAGCATGTGGTAGAAACGACGCTGCAGGACGGTGAATTATTTGCCAAGTCGGCCAGCACGCTGCAGGAACGGCGCAAAGCGCAGCGAGATAGCATCGAAGCACGCTGTCAGGCTGTCGCCGCCGTGGTAAACGCGGAGCCAAGTGAGCCTTGGCTGATATGGTGTCACCTGAACGACGAAGCCGACCGCATAACGGAATTGATCGACGGCGCGGTGAATGTGCAAGGCTCCGATTCCGCCGAATCAAAAGCGGAAAATATGCTCGCCTTCGCCGATGGTAAAGTTCGAGTTCTAGCGACCAAAGGGAAAATCGCTGGTTTCGGTATGAATTGGCAACACTGCGCTCGCATGGCATTTGTCGGCCTGGATGATTCATTCGAGAAGTTTTACCAGTGCGTGCGGCGCTGCTATCGATTCGGGCAAAAGCGCGAAGTGCAAGTGCACCTATTCACCGCCGAGAACGAGGGGCAAATACTTGCCAACTTGAAGCGCAAGGAATTGCAACACATTGAGATGAGTAAGAACATGGTAGAACACATGAAGGACATCATGCGCGAAGAATTGTCCGGTACGCAAAATATCGTGGATGCGTATCGTGAAGATGTATACAGCGAGGATGCATTCACCGTGTATCTTGGCGATTGCGTAAAACATCTGCGCGACATGGAATCTGATTCGTTCGACTATTCGATATTCTCTCCGCCGTTCGCTGATTTATTCGTCTACAGCAATTCAGACCACGACATGGGAAATTGCCGCGACGATAAGGAATTCATTGCGCAAATGCGCTATATGATCGCTGAACTTTATCGCACAATGAAGCCAGGACGCAATGTTAGCGTGCATTGCATGAATCTTCCTACGACCAAGATGCGCCAAGGTTATATCGGACTGCGCGACTTTCGTGGTGATCTGATTCGCGCATTTCAAGAAGTTGGATTCATATACCATTCAGAAGTCTGTATCTGGAAAGACCCAGTCGTGGCAATGCAGCGCACGAAAGCGCTCGGTCTTCTGCACAAGACGATACGCGAAAACTCTACCATGACGCGCATGGGTTTGCCTGATTATGTGGTAACGCTACGCAAGCCAGGCGAGCTTGATGAGCGAGTAACGCACCAGCATCCAGACGATTTGCCGGTTCAATTGTGGCAGAAGTATGCCAGTCCGGTATGGATGGATATTGACCAGTCGCGCACGCTTAACCGCATGCCTGCGCGAGATGAGAACGACGAGAAGCATATGTGCCCGCTGCAACTCGATGTGATTGAGCGTTGTATTCACTTGTGGACGAATAAAGGTGACGTGGTGTTCTCGCCGTTCACCGGAATAGGATCTGAGGGCTATTGCGCTGTGCGTATGGGGCGACGCTTCGTTGGGACTGAGCTGAAGCCGCAATATTGGGAACTGGCAGTCGCTAACATCAAAGACGCAAAGCGCGAGCAGCAGGATTTGTTCGCAGACTTGGACATGGCAGCATGAGGCCGCGCATAAAAGCACTTGGCCGATTGAAAGTCGGCATGATGAACAAGACAGAGGCTGCGTACGCTACGACGCTTTCTGCCGACCCTAACATAGCGTGGTTTAAGTTCGAGGGTATCAAGCTACGCCTCGCGGACAATACGTTCTATACGCCGGATTTTTTCGTAATGCTCAAAGACGGATCACTTGAATGCAGGGAAGTGAAAGGTTTTTGGGTAGACGATGCGCGCGTGAAGATAAAAGTCGCGGCAGACATATACCCGTTCAAATTCATCGCTGTGAAAGTGCGCGCTAAGAAAGACGGGGGCGGCTGGTCCATGGAGGAATTTTAATGCGCTATTGCAACCAACACCGCCAG